ATAGCATAGGGATTTTAATTTGTCAATACTAAAATTATGCCTATATTTTGGCTAATATTACAATACTTGAAAATACACCAATAAACAATGTATAATATAAATAGATAAACTTTTTTGTCTTAAGTTAACTGTTCAGCTTTGAACATTTGATTTAATATAAAAAGGTATGAAGCGTCTTTTTGAAATAGCACTCTGTATAGTAGCTTTTATAATAGGAGCTATTTTTTGGGAACCCTTCATAAAACTAATAACAAAATAATATGGTTGAAAAACATTACATCACAGAAGCTAAAAAATACTTTAAGAAAAAGTATGGTAAAGATATGACACCTACTTATCTTAAATATGCTCCAGCTAAAGAAGTTTCTGATTATACCAACGTACGTAAAAAGATGAAACAGAACCAAGAGAATAGTGTAAAACTTGGAACTAAAAGATATGGAGCAACTGGATATGTAAGTAGAGCAGAAAAGAAATCAAGAGCAGATAGAGTTAAGAAGATGTCTGAAAGTTACTAGTATGTTTGTTTACAGAGACTTAATTATAAGATTAACAATAATAGGTTTAATAATGATATGGTTGATAATCTTGACCCACGCCAAATAGAATTTCTAAAGAATTACCTTGATCCCAAGAGTGATACTTTTTCTCATACCACAAAGAGTGCTAAAAAAGCTGGGTTCAGTGATGAGTATGGTAGAAACATAACAGCATTAATGCCTAATTGGCTTTCAGAGAGCTTAAATGATGAAAAATTAGTAAAGAAAGCTGAAAAGAACCTTGATATTTTCTTAGAAGGAGAAAACGCAAAGATAAGAGCAGACATAACAAAATTTGTCCTTAGTAGGTTAAATAAAAAGAAATATAGTGAGAGAGTAGAAAGTACCGGTAAGGATGGTGAATCTCTATTTCCTAAACCATTATTAGGTGGAGAGAGTATAAAAGAATAGTATGCCTTTTCAGATTACCGATGCTACTAAAAAGCTATTATTATTAAAGAAAAGATTAAGATTTATAGCCGGCGGGACCAGCGCATCAAAGACGATCAGTATTTTGATGATACTAATAGATTACGCCCAAAGTAAAAGACATAAGAAGATAGACATAATGTCAGAGAGCTATCCTCACTTAGAAGATGGAGCTATAAAAGACTTTAGAGAGATAATGTTAGATAGAGGATATTGGAAGGATAACAATTGGAATAGCACAAAACACATATATACTTTTGAAACTGGTAGTATAATAAAGTTCATTTCAATAGATAAACTAGGTAAGGCACATGGCCCTAGAAGAGATGTATTATTTCTTAATGAGGCTAATAATATACCTTACCAGATATATGACCAATTAGAGGTTAGAACAAAGGAAGTAGTATGGGGAGATTGGAATCCTAGTACTGAATTTTGGTATTATACAGAAATAAAGGATAAAATTGACCACGATTTCCTTACCCTAACATACCTAGATTGCTTAGAAGCCCTCCCACAGACCATTATTGATAGTATTGAGAGCAAAAAACACAAGAAAAACTGGTGGAGAGTATATGGCTTAGGCTTATTAGGAGAGCTAGAAGGTAAAATATATAGTGATTGGAAGATAATAGATGAGATACCACATGAGGCTAGATTAGAACGTAGAGGTTTAGATTTTGGTTATAGTATTGACCCTACTGTGGTAATAGATTTATATAGATACAACGATGGATTTATAATAGATGAGGTTTTATACCAAAAAGGACTAAGTAATAAAGGTATAGCTGACTTCTTAAATCAGAATGATAAAGGTAGAATATTAACAATAGCAGATAGTGCAGAACCTAAAAGTATAGAAGAGATAAGAAACTATGGAATTAATATAATAGGAGCTATAAAAGGCTCAGGTAGTGTTAACCAAGGAATACAGTTTGTTCAAGACCAAAGGATTAGTATTACTAAAAGGAGTTTAAAAACAATTAAGGCTTATAGGAATTATATTTGGAAGACAGATACTAAAACAGGAGAGTCTATAAACGTTCCAGATGATACTATACACGAGTGGTCAGACAGTATGGATGCTATAAGATATGGTTTAGATAGTTATAGACCACGTAAACCAAGCATTAAGAAACAATACATAGCTAGAAATAGCATAACAGGATATTAGTATGGCAATACAAATTAAAAAGACTAAACAAGGAGTGTGTGCTACTTACATAGCACAGGCTTTCACTAATTCATTAAACTTTCAAAGACCGAACTTTATTAAGTTCAATGAGTGGTATCGTATTTATAGAGGCATAAGAGATGATAGTAGGCAAAACTATGCAGGTAGGGCTAATTTATTTATTCCTTATGTGTTTAGTGTTATTGAAACAATTATTCCAAGATTAGTTGGTAATAATATTAAAGTTGAGGCTATTCCTCGTGAACCTAATGACTTAAAGAAAGCCAAGGTAAACAATGCTTTAATGGATTATCAATGGGATAAGATGAATATGAGAGCTAAACTAAAGAGTTGGTTACGTCAAGCTATGTCTTATGGGTATGGTATGATGAAACTTACTTGGCAGTTTAAAGAAGGTGAAATGGATATGCCTAATGCCGAGATGGTTGATTTATTTGATGTATTCTATGATCCGAATGGAACAACAGTTGATAATTGTCGTTATATTATACATAGAGCAGAACGTTCCTTAGAGGAATTAAAGAAAAATCCTAACTATACTGTACCTAAAGATTTAGATGTAACTGTTCAACAAGATGAGTATAAAGTCCAAAGAGATGCTATTCTAGGTCTTACTAAGCCTAAAGATAAAGATAGTAAGAAGATAGAAGTATTAGAATATTGGGGATTATATGACTTAGGAGAAGGAGAAGAAGAGTGTTTAATCGTAGTAGCTAATAAGAATATACTACTAAGAGCTGAACCAAATCCATATCAACATAAGAGAAAACCATTTATTAAGTTAATGGATATTGAAGATATATCTAGTTTTGCTGGTATTGGTGAGATAGAACAATTAGCTAGTTTACAATATGAGCTTAATGATATACGTAATCAACGTATGGATAATGTAACCTTAATCCTTAATAGGATGTGGAAGGTTAATAAGAACGCCGGTGTAGATGAATCAGACCTTGTTAGTCAAGCTGGCCAAGTTATACATTGTGATGATATGAACGGTATTGAGCCTTTAGAAACACAAGATGTTACTGGAAGTTCATATAATGAGGAGACCTTAGTTAAGAGTGATATGCAGTTAATTAGTGGTGTTAATGACTATACTAGAGGTGGTGGTGGTGGCACAGGTAAAGGAGAAGCTGGTACAACCAATGAAACAGCTACTGGTATTATGTTATTACAGGAAGCTGCTGCTAGTAGATTTAAGTATAAGTTAGACAACCTAGAAGACTCTCTAAAAGAGTTTGGTGAACAGCTACTAGGGTTAAATCAACAGTTTGTTGATAAAGCTACAAAGATTCGTATAGTAGGTGAAGGACTGAGTAAATGGATAGATGTTGAGCCAGAGGAGATGCAAGGAGACTTTGACTTAGAGGTTGATGCTGCTTCTGACCAACCAATGAATAAGAGTATTAGGAGAGCTGAGGCTAGAGAATTACTACAAGCAGTTATTCCTTTTGCGCAGTTAGGTATAGATATTAAATATTTTATAACTTACTTACTTGAAACTTATGATCTTACAGACGTGGAAAAGGCTTTTCCAGAGCAAGGACCAGGACTTCCAGGAGGAATCCCAGGAAGTGGTGGACAAATACCAGGCGCTCAAGGAGCTGGTCAAGTCCCAGGGATGGGTGGTAGCCCAATTGCTAACCCAGGAACACAAACAGCAACTAGTGTCCCAATTGGTTAATAAAGCACAGAAGAATGAGGATACATCAGTATTAGCAGGAGAAATAAAAGGATTAGATTATATCTTTAACGAAATTTTATATATCTTAAAGAAGAGACTAAACTCTTAAAAATGTTAAATCGGGACTATAACCCGTATAAAATGAATTAAATGGAAGATGAACAAGTGGTAGAGGAAACTACCGACTCCCCATCAGAGGAAACAAACACCGAGGAAGTTGTTGAACAACAAGAGAAGACTGTCCCTTATGACAGATTTCAAGAAGTTGTTAAACAGAAGAATCAATACAAGGATCTCGTTGACACAATGAAAACTCAACCAGAGCAAGTTAAACCAGATTATTCTGGTGAAACTGAAGACGCTCTCAAATTAGTTGATGAAAGAGCTAGTAATATTGTTAGAAGAGAAATGAGTATTGCTCAAAGGAAAATGGACTTGGATAACACCATTAACCAAAATCCTGATTTCTTCAAGTATTCTGACATCATCAAGTCTAAGATACAGGAAAATCCTAATCTTGCTTGGTCTGATGCTTATAAGTTAGCTAAGTATGATACCTCTACTATAGAGGCTGAAGAACGAGGCAAACAAAAGGCTTATATAAAACAAGAAGAAAAGAAGAAGGCTGTTGTTGAAACTGCAACTAAAACTCGGCAGACCCCTGGTTCTAATGAACAGATTAATCCTCTAGCTAAAGGACCAGATGGTAAGTATCTATATACTTCCAAGGAATTAGAGGATATATTACCAAAGAGTAATTAACGAGTACATTTAAATAAATACGACATAAAGGTTGACTGGTGATATAGTATAAGAAATTGTAATATAAAAAAATATGTCTTTAATTGCATTGACTAACGCAACTTCGTTGGCAAACACTATCAAAGAGTTTTACGACAGAGTTATGTTGGATGTATTAGATCCAGAATTAAAATATTATCAGTTTGGTGAGAAGCGCCCTTTACCTAAAGGTGAAGGTATGACCATGGTTTGGAACAGACCTACTAGATTAGCTAAAGGTTTTGTTCTAGCTGAAGGTCTAGCAACTTCTACAGCAAATACTCTTTCTACAAGCAAAGTTTCAGCTATTATCAGACAGTTTGGTGGTTTCACCTCTGTATCTGATATGGTTGACCTAACTTCTATTACAGACGTAATGAAGATGGCTGCTGAAAGATTAGGCGCTCAAGCTGGTGAAACAATTGAAAGAGTTATTATTAATGAATTAGCTACAGGTAATGCTGGTGCTGGTATCCATTATGTTAAGAACTCTGCTACAATTGGTGATTATTTTGAATCTGTTTCTGGTATTTCATCTATCACTCTAGCTGGTTCTGTTGTAGGTGCTACTGCTTGTTACGCTAATACTTTGGCTGTATCTAATGTACGCCAAGCTATTTACCGACTTAAGGGTTTAAATGTTAAACCTTATGAGGGTAATGACTATGTATCTATCATAAATACAGAAACTGCTGAAGATATTGTTGGTGATACAACTTGGATTAATTTCCATCAATACGCTGCTCCAGGTCAGGCTAATCTTTACTCCGGTGAGATTGGTAAAATCTATGGTTGTCGTTTTGTAGAAACAACTCAAGGTCCTGCTGTTCGTGGTATTGGTGATTCTCTATCTACAGCTTCTGCTGTTGTATATGGAACATTGATTATGGGTAAAGGTTACTTCGGTGTTACTGAGTTAGATGGTGGTATTAAAACCCACATCGCTCAAGGTGCTGAAAAATCTGATCCTCTAAATCAAATGACCACCTATGGTTGGAAAGCTAACTTTATTGCTAAGGTTTTGAATGCTTCTTGTGGTGTATGGTATTGGGCTGGTTCTGGCGACACAACTGTTGTTGCTGATGAATCTGCTACAGGTAGCGTTATGCGTTACAAATATCCTACTTCTTACTAGGAGTTTTGATATACTGCTCCTCACTTCGTGTCCTCACTTAGTGGGGGGTAGTAATCAAAAATGAAATGTATTTATAACAACGAAAAAGAATGTGATAATTGTGGCTTGCTATGGTCATCACTTAATAAACGATTATGATATACCTCGTAACTGGAGGCACTGGTTCTCTTGGATCAGCTTTAGTTAGAAAGCTATCTAAAGAACATCAAATAAGAGTATATTCAAGAGATGAATATAAACAGTCAGAAATGGCTAAAGATAATAACCCCAACGTATCATATTGGCTTGGGTGTGTTTGTGATTTAGAGAGGCTTAAAGAGGCCTGTGAAGGTGTTGATGTTATTATACATACAGCCGCTATGAAGCGTATGGACACAACATCTCATAATACTTATACAGTAGCTGATGTTAATATAAGAGGAACTAGGAACGTAATGATAGCTGGTAGGGGTAAGAAGATTATAGTAGTAAGCACAGATAAGGCCTTCCAACCCAGTTGTATCTATGGTGCTAGTAAAATGATAGCTGAAAGTATAGCTATAGCAGGTGGTGCTATTGTTTGGAGATTTGGTAATTTTATAGGCTCAAGGGGTAGTGTCTGGGAGATATTTAAAAAACAAAGAAAAGCTGGTAAACCATTTACTATTACTCATCCCTATGCTAGTAGATTTATTATAAGACTAGATGAGGTATGTGATTTACTTCTTTCTGATGTAGAGCCAGGACTTCATTATCCTAAAAACCTTAAAACAATGACAGTAAAACAAATAGCAGATAGCATTGATCCTAAATGGGACAGTGTTGTTGTTGGTTTAAGAGAGGGAGAAAAGATGTCAGAAGCATTTAATGAAAATTATACAAGCAATTATGAAGATACCATTTTGTAAACCCTATGTGGGTAATGAAGAAATTAAAGCAGTAAAAAAAGCTATTAAAAGTGGTTGGCTTACTACTGGTAAGGTTACTGAGGAATTAGAGCAGAAGATAGCTGATTATACTGGTGCTAAATACTGTGTAATGCTTAATAGCTGTACAGCAGCACTACATTTATCATTAGAGTATCTTAAACAAGATAAGTATGAAAATAGCTTTAAAGCATTAGTACCATCATTAACATTCGCTGCTACCGCTGAAGCAGTCTTACACGCCGGTGGTGAGGTAATATGGGGAGATGTCAATGAAGATATGTGTCTAAAACAATTCTCTTTACATGACTTTGATATAGCTATACCAGTACATCTATGTGGAACAGAAGCTAAAACAAATTATACCTGTGATGTAGTAGAAGATTGTGCGCATTTAATATATAAAGACCAGTGTAAAAATAGCAAACATTTCTTCTGTTATTCATTCTATGCCACTAAAAACTTAACTATGGGTGAAGGTGGTTGTATCTGTACTAATGATGAGAAGGCTTATAATTGGTTTAAACAGGCTAGACATCATGGTATTAGCAGAGATGGCTGGAAACGCTATGAAGGATCAAACTGGAAATATGATATAGAGTTTCTTGGTTGGAAGTATAACCCAAGTGATGTATTAAGTTCAATTTTATTAGCTAATTTTGATAAGATATTTGATATTCATATAGAGAGGCAACGCTGTGTTGGTAAATATAATGAATTATTAGGGTATAAAAATAAAGGAGTTCACTTATATCCTATTATGGTAAAAGATAGGGATAGTTTTATAGAGTTAATGGCTAAAAAAGGAATACAATGTTCTGTACACTTCTTACCACTACATAAGATGACAGCTTTTAGACATATACCAGTGTTAAATAACCTTAAAAAGACTGAAAAACTAGGTGAAAAGCTAGTATCACTCCCATTATACCCAGAACTTACCGATGAAATGATAGAATATATAACAAAAGAGGTTTTAAATACTAAATTGCTCATTAAAAAGGAGATAAAATGAAAAAAGGACACGAAACTAGAATATGGCACGAAGATAAATCAGTCATACTTGACTGTATTATCGGTGATAACTGTACATTACATGCACCTATATGGGTTGGCAACAATGTCATTATAGGTAACGATTGTAAGATACAGGCTTTCTGCTTCTTACCAGAAGGAGTTGAACTTGGAAACAATGTCTTTCTTGGCCCGAATGTAACATTCAGTAACGATAAAAGACCCCCTAGAGGTAAAGAAGACTGGGAAAAAACCATCGTTGAAGATGATGTTTCAATTGGAGCAGGTTGTGTAATTGTCTGTGGTGTAACCATAGGTAAAGGCTCTATGATTGGAGCTGGAACAACTGTCTTTAAAGACGTGCCTCCTGGTTCAACTGTTGTAAACAGAAAAGAAATGCGATTTCTATAAAGGTTAGGGGACACCTAAAGTCCCCACTATTTAAACTTAACGAATTAAATAAAAATTATGAATTCAACATCAACACCAATGCCAAGTACAGTAACCTTAACTTGTGAAGCACCATTAAAGGTTATGATAACTGGCCATCTTGGCTTTATTGGTCAAGAAACTGTTAAACAATTACAACAAGAGGGTATCCAGATAGTTGGATATGACATCTTAGATGGTTATGACATTAGAGATTTTAATCAACTAAAGAAGTTTGTAGAAGAACACAAACCTCATAGAGTTCTGCATTTAGCAGCCATTGCTAGGTTTGCAGAGGCAGACAAAAATCCTAGACTATGCTTTGAAACTAATCACGTAGGTACAAGTAATGTAGCTAATGTATGTAAAATGTATCATATACCAATGGTGTATGCTTCTACTGGCTCAGTTTATATGCCTATTACTCAAGAACCACCTATCACAGAAGAGTTTAGACCAATAGGTAACAGTCAATATGGTTGTTCTAAGTATATTGGTGAAACATTTGTAGAAGAGGTTAATCCTCATATCATCCTAAGGTATAGCCATATTTATGGTAAAGAGAAGCGTGGACATGGCCTAATAGGTGGATACTGGGCTAGAATACAACGTGGTATGAAACCTATGCTATATGGTGGCGATCAGAGTAATGACTTCTGTTATGTAGAAGATATTGCTATGGCTAATGTGTTAGCATTAAAAGCTGGTTGGGATGCCTGGAATCAAGTCTATAATATTGGTACAGGTGAGGAATTAACTGCAGAAGAAGCTGGAAATATTGTTTGTAAGATTACAGGTTGGAAAGGTGGAGTAGAAAAGGTTAAAGCTAGAACAGTTGACCCTAAGAGGTTTGCCTATGATATAAGCAAAGCCCAGATGATGCTCGGTTATTACCCTAAGTGGACATTTGAACAGGGTATGGCAGAAATGTTTAAAGACCAATTAAAATGAAGAAGTTTTTAATCCTTAGATTATTATTATTCATTAACGCTATAGTAGTTACTTACACCTTTACAGGAAATTTCTTGGAGGCAGGTAAGATGACAATAACCTTAATAATCTTAAATACACTAACTATGTATTTAGTAATGCAACAAAATGTTACATAAATTATCTGACGTTGAAAAAGGCGCTGAAATAGGTGAAGGAACATTTGTTTGGCGCTGGACACACATACAACCAGGCGTAAAAATTGGTAAAAACTGCTCCATTGGCCAAGGTTGTTTTATACAAAATGGAGTAGAATTAGGAGATAACGTAAAGGTTGGTAATAATGTATCTCTCTATACTGGTGTTATTGCTGAAGACAATGTTTTTATAGGTAATAATTCCACCTTTATTAATGTTCGTAAACCAAAAGCTACTACCCCCACTGCTACTTCTTGTTATCATAAGACTATAATTCGTAAAGGAGCTACTATTGGTGCTAATTCTACTGTATTATGTGGTATAGAGGTAGGAGAGAACGCTAATGTTGGAGCTGGAGCTATGGTAACAAAGAGTGTACCACCTGGTCTAACTGCAATCGGCAACCCCGCTGGTATTTTAGTAACTGATAACATAGGTCAAGCCTTTGTCGTCAGCTGGGAACAATATTATATAAGTAAAAAACGAAATTAAAATTATGACTTATCAAAAGAAAGAACAACCATTAATTTCATTTATCACCCCCAACTACAATGACGGGGATACTATTGAAGCTATGGTTGATTCTATTATGTCGCAAGACTATCCTAATATTGAGCAGATTATTGTAGATGATGGCTCAACTGATAACTCTAAGGAGGTATTAGAGAAGCTAGAAAACAAATACGATAGACTACAGGTTATCTATCTAAAGAAGAACCAAGGGGCTTGTGTGGCTCGTAATATAGGCACTGAACAGTCTAAAGGTAAATACCTGTCATTTCTACCTGCTGATGCTAAATTATATCCAGGCGTAGCTCGTATATGGGTAGAAGGACTTGAAAGACACCCTGAATATGACTTTATGTATGGAGGTTATAAGTTTGTAGATGAACACGGACACGAGGTTATGGCTTATATGTCTGAAGACTTTGACCCATACTTCTTAGAGGTTACTAACTATATTGATGGTTCTTATCCCTTAAAGAGAGAATTGTTTGATAAAATGGGCGGTTGGGATCCTAAGGTTAAATCCCTACAAGACTGGGACTTCTGGATTAATGCTGTAAAGGTACATGGTGCTAAAGGCTTTTATTCTAAACAGGTATTCTTTGAAACTACTATGCCTCACCCAGGAGGGCTTTCAGATGATAGTAATAGAAACTGGATAGAGAGATTAAACTTTATTAAAAAGAAATATGGTATTACACAAAAACAGATTTGTGTAACAGGTCAAGGAGCAACATTTCACGCTAAGAACGTGGCAAAATACCTAAAAGCAGACTATTTACCACTACCCTCTTTTAAACCACATAACTATGAAATGATTTATATTGTTGGTTTCTTTGGTAATGTAGAACAATCTTTACATAATACTAGAGCATTGAGAGTAGTCCATTGGATAGGCTCTGATATACTTGGTATTAAAAATGCACCGGAAGATGTTAGAAAACAAACATTAGATTGGATAGATAACAACATTGATGTTAATTTATGTGAATTAGAAGTTACACAAAAGGAATTAGCAGAGTTTGGTATTAAAGCTCGTATTGTTCCATTCCCTCCTAAAGTATTAGGACAAGAAAACCTACCCTTACCGAGCAAGTTTAGTGTAGCTGTCTATGATCCATACGTTAATAAAGAGTTTTACTACTCTAACTTTATTAGGGAGTTTGCTGATAAACATAAAGATATAGACTGGCATTTCTTTGGAGACCCTACCTTAATTGGACATAAAGACAATGTTCATAACTATGGTATAGCCAATGAAGAAGAGATTAAAGAAATTATAGCTAAAACTTCTTGTATATTACGTCTTACTCCTCACGATGGTTTGCCATTATCTGTTGTAGAGTGGATTACAGCTGGTCGTAATGCTATTACAAGTATAAAAATACCCTATGCTGTTAATTTTAAACTAGAAACATATAGTGGTGATAAAGAGCCAAATAAGAAACAGCTAGATGATGTTGTTAAGAAAAATGAGGAAAATCTTAAAGAAACACTAGAACAAGTTAGTAGAAAAGGTATTAATGAAGAAGGTGCTACTTATTATAGGGAAGTATGTAGTCCGGAAACCTTTAAAGAGAATATCTACAAACTATTAAATGTTGATATTGAAGACTGGTGGAAACAGATGTCTGAACTATGGGGGGATGTAGAGAATGGACAGATTGAAGCTGATGATATGTTTAAAGCTATTAAAAAGATTAAGGAATTAAAGCCTGATAATATCATTGATATAGGTTGTGGAACTGGTCGTTGGTGCGATATTTTACCAGATGTACCTTATAAGGGTATTGACTTTATGCCTAAACTAATTGAACAAGCTAAAGCAAAGCACCCTGAGAAAGACTTTGAAGTAGCTAGTATAGAAGCATTTGCTGAAACTATTGATAATAAATATGATTTAGCCTTTACATTTGCCTCTTTACTACATATTCCACCAAAAGAACTTAAACAGACAGTGGAGGCATTAAAGAAGATAGCTAAACGAGCAGTCTTTATTGAACCTATTAGAGAAGCATCTGTTGAGGGTAAAGGTAGGACTATTCATCCTAAAATTATTCAGAAGCAAAAAGATACAGATTTCATCTTTAATGTTAAATACACTTGGTGTCATGACTACATAGATAACTTTGAGGTAGAACAAGTGATACCAATGTCTAACAATAGGGCTATGTATGTAATAAAATTATGAAGTATTTAAGTATAATAGGAACAAGACCACAAGTAATTAAGTATATAGACTTAGGTGAGCCTTTGATTTGGGTTGGACAACACTATGACAAGAATATGAAGGATATATTCTTTAGTGGCCTTAAAATTAAGAAACCTACTTATGATTTAGGCGAAACAGAACTAGGAAAGATGATAGACGCCATACAACCGATTCTAAGGAAAGAAAAGCCTGATTATGTCATTGTATATGGAGATTGCCGTTCAACGCTAGCAGGAGCTATCTCAGCCCTTTATGAGGGCATTAGGATAGTCCATATAGAGGCAGGTTGTAGGAGTGGTAATGAAACTATGATAGAAGAGAGAATTAGAGTATTAGTTGATAAAATGTCAGATATTCATTTCACACCATCAGAAGAGGCAGAGAAACGTCTATTAAATAATTACCATACAGAGGTTTACAATGTTGGTGCTACTCAAATAGATACAATGTTTGAAACATTTCCAACTAAAAAGCCTAAGAATTTCTATAAATATAGAGTTCTTACCTTACATAGAGATTTTAATGTAGATGATAAAGAGAAATTAGAGAGTATAATTAAGTCTTTAAGTGGTTCTAATTTGCCTATTAAGTTCTTTTGCCATCCTAGAACAGAGGCAAAGTTAAAGAATATTAAGTTGCCTAGCTGTATTAAACTATATAAGCCAGTCCCATATAAAAAGATGATACAAGAGATAGCTTGGGCAGAAAAAGTTATTACTGATAGTGGTGGATTACAAGTTGAGGCTTATTTTCTTAGAAGACCTTGTCTAACTTTGAGAAATGATACTGAATGGCAAGAAACAGTTGATACTGGTTGGAATATACTTGTTGATTCTGATACTATATCTAAGCATATCAATACAGTATTTAGAGGGAATGGCGATCAGACTATATATGGTAATGGCAATGCTAAACGTAAGATAAAATTAATATTAGAAAACTATGAAAAAAATTAAAGTATTTAATAGAATACCTCCTGCCGCCGATTGTGGTGTTGGTTACTATAGACAGTATATGCCAATACTAGAGGCTAAAAAACAAGGTAAGGCTGATTTTGTCTGCTATGATTTTACTTGGGGAACTAATACTGAAGAAGAGCAAGAGATAGAAACTATTGAAAAAGAATTAGCTAAGGGTGGAGATTGGTGTGATATTATGTATTTCTCCCGTAATGATGTTCCGGCATATATAGCTCAAGCTGGTGGTTTAAGAGATTTCTACAAGAAGCCTATTGTCTTAGATATAGATGATAATGTTCAAGTTACACGACCATATAATCCTGGCTATCGTTCATTTCACCCTGGAAGTCCTAATATGGTATGGAATATTAAATCTTTAGGTGTATTTGATGGATTTACTGTATCTACACAAAACTTAAAAGACTATTATTCTAAATATACTGATCCTGATAATATCTATGTTTGTCCTAATAGTTTAGATTGGGAAGAAAGAGATGCAGTTTATAATAGTGATTTTAGTAATAGTGAGTTATTTAAGAAAAAAGATGGAGAAATACGTATTGGTTGGACAGGAAGTGGTGCGCATTGGGAGAATTTAAAGCATATTGAAGATGCTGTTTTGCAGATATTAAGGGATTATCCCCAAACAACATTTTATTACACAGGTATTTTTGGAGATTTATTTCAAGATAAGGAATTAGCTGATAGAATACATAAAGTTAATTGGTCTGAATTAAAAACTTGGGATAGATTTAATAGAGAAGTTAATTTTGATATAGCATTAGCTCCTTTATGCGATAATGACTTTAATAGAGCTAAAAGTAATCTAAGGGTTTTAGAGTATGCTTCAGCACGTTATTCAGTTGTTTGTTCACCAGTAGAGCCTTATAATTGCTTTACGAATAAAGAAGTTATCTTTGCTAAAGAGGAGGAGGAATGGTATAATGCTATAGAGAAACTTGTCAATGATAGTAATTTAAGGGAAAAGTTGGCACTAACCTTGTATAATAGGTGTAAGAAGGAGTATAATATAAAGAGTAACTATATTATATGGATTAAAGCCCTAAAAGATATAGAGAAAAAGTTTAAAAAGAAGATTAAAAATTAGCTAACGATAGACAAAATTTACGAGCCAGGCATCATTGATGTGTGGCTTTTATTTTTAAAAATATGAATGAACAACCATTTGCAAAACCAATAGCAGATTTAACACCAGAACAAACCAACATAACAGCTGGAGGTAATAGCTTTGCTGCTAGAGATGGTAATATTGAAGTACCTATCTCTAAATATGAAGATGTTCACCAAGTGCCATACGCAGTTGATTTTTTTAATGTTAATGGATATGAGTTTGGTGCTATACAAGTAAATGTTGATTTACTTAATAATTATGTAATATCAAAAATGGAAGAAAGGGGATTAACAGACACTAAAGAAAGTTATGAGCAAATTATAAATGAGTTATTTGGTCTTTTAGGTATAGAGGATAATACCACTAGCGAAAATAAATTTAATAAAATAGTTCAATATATTAATTTCTTGAATAGAGCTAATGATGCCAAGAAAACAAGAGATGCTATGAAAAAATATTTAAAAAATAATTAAACATATATGACAATTTACCCATCACAACACGCACCAATACCAGTAGGAGATTTAGAAAACTGGAATACTGATAGAACAGTTGATCCAGTTATAATGACTCGTGGTGTTCAATATAAGACTAGCGGTGGCTGGTGGAATAATGATGGCCAGAGTTATTCAGATGATGCTGGATTAATGAGAGTTTCAGCTTTAGGCGTTAGTTTAAGTTTATCTGGTGGTTCATTCTCTTCATCTCCTTTAAGTGCGGATGGCTCTAGTGTTTCTTGTGTTCAAGAAGATGCTAGTGTATTAAGAATGTCTGCTTTTTCAGATGACGCTGCCTTTATGAGGGTATCAGCAGTTGGCGGTAGTACAGTTTCTTTAAGTGCCGATGCAATAGGAAATCGTGTATCTGCCTTTCAAACAGATGCCACTAATTTAATGGTATCAGCTAAAAGCGATGATGCTGCTTTAATGCGTGTTAGTGCTGTTGGATTAACTACTTCTAAGTTAAGTGCTGATGCTGATGCTGTTAGTGCAGTTCAAGAAGACGCTGGTAAACTAAGAACATCTGCAACTATTACAAATACTGTTACAAGAGTAAGCGCTGATATATTAGGTGGTTCTATTAGTAATACTACATTTGGTGCTACACAGTCTGGTACTTGGGCTATTAGCTCACTTGGCAAAGAAGGTACATCTTTCTTAGGTCAAGTATCCGCTACTTTAAAAGCAGGTACTTCTTATATAGGTAAAGTTAGTGCTGCTATTACAGGTGGTTCTATTAATAATACAGCCTTTGCTTTAAATGCAGGTTCTTCTGTGATAGGTAAAGTTAGTTCTATAAACTCAATTCCAGAAGGTTCAAACTTCATAGGTTCTGTTTCTTCTACTATAAAAAATCCTACTACTAGGGTATCAGCTGATTTACTAGGAGGAAGCATTGATAATACTACATTCGGAGCTACGCAAACTGCTGCTGGTTCATTAAGGGTATCAGCATTCAGCGATGACGCTGCCTTTATGAGAGTAAGTGCTGTGGGTGACTCTACAGTTTCATTATCAGCAGATGCTATCGGAAATAGGGTATCAGCGTTCTCAAACGATGGTGGCTTAATGAGAGTTTCTGCCATAGGTAGTTCAACTGTAAGTCTTTCAGCAGATGCTGTTGGTAATAGAGTGTCATCATTTCAAACAGATGCTTCTGCTTTAATGGTTAGTGGAAGGTCAGATGATGCTGCTTTATTCAGGGTTAGTGCTATTGGAGTTAGTGTAGATACAAGTCCATTAAGTGCTGACAGCTCTAGTATATCAGCCATACAAGCTGATGCAGGTAAATTAAGGGTTTCAGCTACAATAACTAATACAATTACTCGTGTATCGTCAGATTTGTTGGGTGGTTCTATTGATAATACAGCTTTCGGAGCAACTCAATCAGGCACTTGGGCTATCTCATCACTAGGCAAAGAAGGAACAGCTTTCTTAGGAAGTGTAAGTGCAAGAATAAATGGTGATGTTGATGTTACAAATACTGATCCAGCTAATTTAATAGTTAGTGGTTCATCTAATACTGCTACTGGATTTAGAGTTAGTGCCTTTAGTGATAGTGCTGCAACTTTTAGAGTATCAGCTCTAGGAGTAACTTTAGCTAATTCACAATCATTATCAGCTCGTAATCTTGAAGGTACAGCTTTTATAGGAAATGTATCAGCTACACTAAAAGCTGGAACTGCTAGTATAGGTTTAGTTTCAGCTACTTTAAAAGAAGGTACATCATTTGTTGGACAAGTTTCATCAACCTTAAAAGCAGGTACTGCTTACATAGGAAAAGTATCTTCTGCTATTACAGGTGGAAGTATAGATAATACAACCTTCGGTGCTACTCAAAGTGGAACGTGGGCTATTTCTGCCCTAGCTAATGAAGGTACTGCTCATATAGGGCAAGTATCAGCAACTTTAGTAGATGACGGTACAATTACTAAATATTTAGGAAGAGTATCAGCTTTAGGGGTTACTGCTAGCCTTGATGGTGATGCAACTAATAATAGAGTATCAGCCTTTAGTGATGACGCTTCATTTATGAGGGTATCAGCTTTAGGTGTAACAACTACTACAACCCCACTATCAGCAGATGCAGACGTAGTTTCAGCTAAACAATTTAACGCTAGTAATTTAATGGTAAGCGCTAGAAGTGATGATGCTGCTTTCTTTAGAGTTAATGTAGTATCTGGTGGCGGTTCATTCGCAAACGATGCTAGTAGCCAACCAGTAAGTGCTAAGAGTAATGATGCTGGTTTACTTAGAACTTCATCTTATATAGTCGCCGATACAGTTGGAGGACTAACAATAGGTCGTCTTTCTAACCTTTCTTCTAGTGGAAATATTAAAGCAACAGCAGGTTCAATATATGGTTACTATGCTTATAACACAACAGCTATACCAGCTTATATAAACTTTACCAATACTTCAGGTGCTATTAATAAAGGAACTGATGCTGTAATGTTTAAGGCTATGATACCAGCTTCAGCAGGTGCTAATGTATGGTTTGGTCAAGGTATTAAAGGCTTTACAAACGGTATAGGTGCATACGGTACAAGTGCAATAGCTGATAACGCTACTACCCCTTGTGCTACAAGTGCTGTAGGAATTAATGTATTTTATTCGTAGTTTAATTTTATGAAAAATATGACAAAAGGAGAATTATCAACAACACCATTTAACATTATTCAAAACTCTGATATTTTAACTCAAGAGGATTTTGATATTCTTATTCCTTTAACAGGAGAATTACAGGAAAGTTTTAAGAAATCACAAGTCTTCCGAACACGGACTGAAATGGAAGTGTCAGTATTAAATGATGTAAAGTTCCCAACTCACGCCTCAAAGTATTGGCAGTCAGTAAGAGAACAGAATGTAATGTTTAGCGAACTGGTAATGTTATCTTATGAGTATAGGAAGAATATGGTTGAAATTAAAAAACTTCTAAGAGATTTAGACGGGATAGAAGATGACTTAGACAAAGAATTATCTCAAATTGAAATAGAAAAGAAACTGTTTATCTCTAAAAATCAAGAGCGAACAGCTAAGGATAGAATTAGAGAACTAAAAGATTGGTCTGAAATTAAAGAAAGAGAAGCAAAGAAAATGACCGAAGATGAATTAGAAGCTGTTGATAAGCACCAACTTATTTCATACACAAAGAGATGGATAAACCAAAAAATGATAAGTGGTAATAGTGGAAGTCCCGCTGAAAAACAAAACCTAGACGGTCAACTTATATCAGCAGTTAAGGAGTGTAAAAAGAGAA